CCAAGGGCGTACTTCGCTTACCGCTAACAATACTACTTCTAGTGATAAGAAACCAGGCGTGAAAAGCGCCGCACCTCTTTCGAGAGCGATGCCTGATCTATCAATGGCGTCGAGGTTGTAGTGTTAGTCTTGGGAAGTGCTCTGCGGCGCTATTAATTTAGCAACGCGTATGAGCAGCTCCGGTAAGGGATGAGGTTTGATACCTCGTCCACGTATTTCCGGCTTTCGCGGGCAATCCGTGTTTGCTACTTTAAATGCCACTTTGGAGACTCAATCTCATGTCTGACAGAAAACCCCTCCGTGCCCCGTATCCTCGTCGGCGCGATCGCGCTTACTTGGTTCCGGTTACCGGGAGGTACTTTGTCACCTCAACCTCTTCTGGGGGAGTCACAACGGTCGTCGCTGACGATCCGCGTGTAACTGCTTACCAGAATGCTGAGTTCATGGATGATTGGGTCACGCCGGGCTATAAGGAACTTATAGCCAAGGGGGAAATTGTCAATAACCCTCTCGCATTCGGCTCCAACTCGTACGAGGGAACTTGTTCCGGTTGTACGATTCGTCTGGAAGACGCTGGTACGGTGACTATATGGGAAGAAGAGAACAATGCGGCCGTGTTTTTCTACGGCGTACCTTATTCTGACGACCCTTACGACATCGATATCCAGAACCTCCAAACACTTGCAAATACTAAGTGCCTGGCGTCCATTCAGACTTCCAGTCTGATGGGCATTGTTTCCCTTGTTGAACTCAAAAAGACGTTCAATATGCTGCTTCATCCTCTCTCGAGTATGAATGACTTACTTGGGTATCTTACCCAACTTCGTCAGGCGAAACAAAATATCAAAGTTGAGTGGCTCGGCGGTGAACACCGTCGCATCAACGGCAGGGATTTCCATTATCGTCCTAAGCGTCACCGCGGACCCGGTCATGTTGTCAAGCCACCTAAATCGTTTGTCATCCCCTTTGGGGATGCCATATCTGGTTCGGTGCTTGCTAACAATCTTGGTCTCCGCCCGATGCTCATGGATTTAGATGCAATCCTTCGCGATATTCCCCAGTCACACCAGCTAGCTCGGCAAACCTTTCGGGCAACCGAAAAGGATGAGATTCACTTCAATAAAACTGAAGTGGCCTCTATCGCCGAGTTCCTATATGGTACTTGGAGTAAAAAGACCACGCATTCTTTAAAGGTGCGTTCCTCCTGTATTGTTGAAGATAAGTTTGACGTTCTTGCCGATTTCGGGATGTCCCTTGCGGATATACCCGGTGCGGCCTGGGAATTGATTCCTTACAGCTTCTTGTTCGACTACGTGGTCAACGTAGGCGATGTTCTTGCTGCTCTAAAGGCCTTGACTACCAGGAATATCCTGGCTTTCTCGACCACTACCACTGTTGACACTGTGGTAGAACGCACGCTCGTAGCCAATCACTTCGGTGTTGGTGTAAAGCATACGTTTGTAACAGAGCCTCAAGCAACACAAAAACTGTCGCTTAAATCGAAAGGGCGAACGGTTGGAGTACCTGGTGTAGGGCTGGCTTTGCGGCCCGTTGCCAAGATGTTGACACCGTCACACATCCAAAATTCACTTTCGTTAATTGTCCAGCAGCTATCGGGCATGTCCCGAGGCAAAAAGACTCCCTTTTATTAGGAAAACTCATGGCTCTCACAATCAGTACCAAAACCTATGGTTTCGATACCAATCCTACGCCTGACAGCGCCCGTTACACCGGCCCTGCCAATACGTCTACCGTCAAAGATGTCGTCACGCTGCGCCGTTTGGCAGCTAAGCCGACTAAAGACTTTGGTGGTGTCGTTCGCGCATCTGAGAAGACCGTTAAGTCGGTCGTTATCAGCGGAATTGCTCGCGATCTCATTGCTGAAACTAACTTCAGTTACCCTGCTCAGGCCGCACAGGTGGACATCACTGCCCTCCGTGTGGACCACTCCTCGTTGATCGCCTATGCGGCGACTCAAACGTTGGTGGATAACGGCAAGATTTCGTACTAACTGGCGCAATGCCTGGTAATACGCTTGCCCTAGTATTTGGAGGTTTTGGCCTTCTCCTACTAGTCCTGAGACCTGACATTGGGCGCGATGCCCATCATCATGAGGTAACTTATGAAGCACAGTCAATCTGGCGCAAAGCCAGCGAAGCTCGACCCGACAGCGGTTCATCAGCTGACGGTGAGGTCGTTCGTAATTCACCACTGTTCAAATTTCAGCTGGGCAACCAAAGTTCTTGGCCTATTACGGGCCAGGGATTACGGTCGCCTGCTGAAGTTGAGCGGAGCGATTGAGGAAGACCTCGTTCGTTCATGCTCTTTTGACGATCTGACCCACACAGAGTACGGGTCTGCCAGCCTGTTTAAGGTGGCTAGTCAATTTGTTGCACTTGTCAATAAGTATCAGTATAAAATCGGGTTAATTCCCGATCTCGACCCTGAGAAGCAGGCAATCAAGGTTTTTCTTGATTGCGAGCGCCGTAACAAGCGTTTGAACATTGTGTTCGCTGCACATAATCGCAGGGGTACCTCGAGACACTGGTCCCATCCGATCATGCGTAGATTCATCTACGAAATGGTTGGTGAAGTTCCTTTCTATGAGAGGATTTTCGACTTGTGCGACTTCAGTGGGGGTGCGTCCGTACAGCATCACGGAGCCAATACCCACCTTGCAAACAAGCTTGGTGGAGAAAAACTTTGTGGTAACGTTAACGCATTGGCGTACCTTAAGCTCGCCTTTTATAGAAATGAGCATTACAGCTCACAATTCTATCGGTGGGAAAATGGCCTATTCTGCAAGGACAGGGAAGTTCTCTGTTCTGCGCTGGATGAAGCCTTTGAGGAATGCAATTACAACATATTAACCGTAGTACCAAAGAACGCAAAGTCCGGAAGGACAATTGCAATGGAACCCGAAGTAAATAACTACCTGCAAAAAGGGATAGACCTCGAGATGCGCAATCTTCTGAAAGCGCACACCGGTATCGATCTCCGTTATCAGGAACCAAACCAGCTTTTAGCACTTCGCGGATCTACGGACACGTCCGGCGATCCTTGGGTTACCCTTGATGTTAAAGGGGCGTCCAATTCGGTGCTTAGAGAGCTGGTTCGTTACTTACTGCCATACCAGTGGTACAAACTACTGGATGACACACGTTCACATGCGTACATGTTGGCCGGTTCCGAAGAAATTCGGCCGTACGAGATGTTCTGCAGCATGGGTAACGGGTTCTGCTTCCCACTCGAAACGATGATCTTCGCAGCTGTTTGCAAAGCAGCATACGAGCATTGTGGAATGACCCCTGACTTCCGTTGTTACGGTGACGACATCATTGTTCGTCAATCCGTTGCTCTGGTCGTTAAGGAGATTCTCCATTCTTGCGGTTTTGGAATGAACGTCGACAAGACGTACATCTTCGGACCATTTCGCGAATCTTGTGGAGCCAACTGGTACGGTGGCCAGGATGTAACGCCTGGGTATTACAAAGAACCTGTTACGACAGTGCACGAGCTTTACGCTAGGCACAATTCGATCCGCTGGCCTGAAGTTCAGGCCGACATGCGGGGTGTGTTGCGAAACACACCTCACATCGTTCCGGACACTCCTAGATACGCTTGGGTTTCAAACCAGGCCTTTAGGGTGCCTTATGATGTGGCGATGTCGTCCGAAGGCGTCTACTTTGACCGGAAAACCCTTAGCTGGGTCTTCAAGGTTGCAGTGCCTTCGCCCGTCCATGATGAAAAATGGCGGAATTCCTTTAAACGCGCGAGCGTCGAGGAAATGGTTCTTACAGCGGTTTTACGCGGTACTACTGCGGACAAGCCGTTCCACTTGCGTCATAGGACTCGATTCACTGAGTCTACAACAAAATCCTGGTCAGGTGTCAAGAAAAGACATCCTTCCTGGGATGGCGTTGACCTTCCTGCGTATGAGCGTCATCACGACGCCCATGTGCACAGGTTTATGGCCGCG